AAGCGCTTGAACCATTGTATTCACAACCGATTCTAGTTGACCAGTAATCAGTGTGAGCAGATGGTGCGCTTGTCATCAACATATCAAGTATTTCAAGGTCAATTTCTTGCGAAATATATTCACCTAAAATACCAGTCAACTCCGCCTCAGCGTCGATGTTTTGATATGCGTTAAGGTCTTGCGCGAATTCGGGAGTCCATTTAGCTTTCAATTTCCGTGTTTTTGCAACAATCGGGTCTTGACGCAATTCAAGGCTCAGTTCTGGAATATCAAGGTTAGTATCAATGTTAGAACCTGCTTGTGTTTTACCAGCTTCAAAGTCACCACGAGTAGTAGATGTTGGTTGTTTGTGGTAATTAACCACTAGACGGTCAGCAGCAATCAATGCCGCACCAGAAACAACGAATGTAATAGTTCCCGCAGATTGATTGTACTTGGTGAATTCCTGATAAACATCATAAACCAAACTGTTAGTCGAGTTAGACAACGTGAATGCACGTGTACCAAGTGGATCAAATCCAGAAATAGAAGCCGTAGAAACGGTAATCTTGTGGATTCGTGAACCACCTACCACAAGTGATTGGCTAAATTCAGAGTTAAAGTTGTAATCAGTTTGCGAAACAGAACCAGTTACAAATTCAGTCGATGAAACAGCAGATGCAACAGCAAGGGCAGATGAACTAACATCATTCATGGTGTAACCAAAACGACCGGGACCATAAAGACCTTCTGTCGGAGTTGACCATCCATAAGATGCACCAGTACCCTTTGCAGGATCGGACACACCAAAAACGCTATCGTTTTGAGAATCTTTTCCGCTGTTATTGTTGAATCCCGGCTGTCCGGTTCCGTATTTAACATCCAACCAGAATACAAGACCCGAAGGCATGTTCATAGGCTGAACTGATACGAAATCCTTTGCAGAAACTTCCGCGAAAATACGACGGATAAGGGGAAGGGCAATACCTGACCATTCTTCGGAACCTGCAACAGTTCCAGTTTGGTTTGCCTCAGTAACAAGTTGACGGGCTTGGTTTTCAAGCAATTGCGCCATGTTACCTTTGTCTGGGCCACGAAGTCCTTCTAATAGACCTGTTTTTTCCCATTTACGGGTAAGCATTTTAGCCTGATCCCGTTGATTTCTATATGCATCTTTTGGAAGCAAATCACTAATATTCATTTATTCATTTCTCCGTATTTTTTTTTAAATTGTTCTTTATGAACGCTTAGTCTTCAAATTTTTTGATATTGGCCAATCGTTGCATACGAGTCACTAGACTTTCATTAACGATATGTCCGTTCGGATTAGGTTTTACTTGTTTTACTGCTTTTGAAGCTGAACCTTCTACCATTTTTGTTTTAGTAGATTTCTTGTTAAACGCTTCACAAACAGTCGTGTAAACCAATTCAACTTCTCGGACTGAATTTGCACGATCAAACGAGTTTAAAATTCTTTCACGTTGACCTTCTGATAATTCAAATTTCCGCAACACTTTCGTGTTATACATCAATTTTGAATTTAGAAGATTTACTTCGTTAAGAACCTTTTTGTAGGTTGTGTTTGCCCGAAGTGATTCGTTAAGTTTTTTCTGATTGGTTTTCAATTCAGTTCGTAAACGTTTAACCTCAGTACGCAACTTACGATTTTCTAAGAATTGGGGACCGTTTGGTGGATTTTCATCGTAAACGCTGCCGTCTTCTTTGTTTTCACCACGATCAAGATCGTCGCCCAATCCATCCATTTCAAATACACGACCTAATGCCTCTTCCAATTCATCATCAGAATATTCCATTTCTTCGCCTTCATCGATAGGATCGGACCAACTTTCTTCTTCGCCTTCGTCAACAGGCATTTCGTCTTCAAATTCATCACCTTCCAGTGCCAAATCTTCGTCACCTTCACCGTCAAGTTCACGCATTAATGATTCCAATTCCAAATCTTCTTCGCCTTCCATTGCTGGTTCTTCTGTTTCTTCTTCACCGGAATCAAATGAATCAAAGCCCATTGCTGGTTCTTCTTCACCACCCATGTCAGTGTCAATTTCAACTTCATCTTCCAATTCATCATCTTCATGAATGCGGGTAGAAACCAAACGTTGTAATGATGGGGTGAACGATTCGGTTAGCGCGATTTTAGCGTTTGCTAGTGCGGTTGCTTTCAATTCTTTTGCGTCAGCGATTGCTTCCGCGAGAATGTTTTTCTTTGCCATTAAAATTTACTCCTATGAAATTTATTTGTCGGCTGAACTTATTATTAAGTCCAATATAAAAGATTTTTATATGTCGATTAACAACCTATTATTATGAGGTTGTATGTTTGTTATAAATATACAAGTTTTTCAGAAAACCAATGTAATCGATTACTTAGGTTCCTTTGATTGTAAATAAACAGCTATTTGGTTTTGTAACCGTTTTGTTTTACTTGGTTTATTATAAAACTTTCGGTCAAAACAGCCTTCTACTGTTTTATTTTCTTTGAGCATTTTTTTCCAAACCTTCAATGCAGTATTTAAATCGTTATCTACTACTAAGATTGAATTGGTTTTAAACGGAATTACGTTTTTTAATTTCTTTGGATTCAATTGGAATTAACCTTTACTTCTTTTGACTATCAGGTTCATGTTTTGTTTTAAGTCATATAAGGCATCCTGATAATTTGCCTTGTATAACTCATTAAATACTTTTGTAACTGTTTGAGGGTTTATTTCAGGTTCGTTTGATTCCAACGCTGTAATCAAATCTTCAAACGTAAAACCTCTAAATAACCAATCCGATTCTTGAAAGTGGGCTTCTGTCAACTGTTTTTTAATTATATTTTTGACTTTCATACTATTAGATTTCATAATACCTTCCTAATTTATTGGCCATGTTTTCGTATGTGAATTCAAGTCGTTGTTGAAGTCCTGCTACTTCATTGCAGGTTTTTTCAAACATCTTGAAATCGGTTTTTATTTCCTTCAAATCACGACTAACCGCAATCTTATCAAAATTGTTTTCTGTTTCTTGGAGGGTAAATGCTTCGGCAGTTTCGATCAACTGACCCATTTCTTCGCTGATTTGTTTTAATCGTTGGCTAAATGGGACTGGTCTGCCTGTTTTTTCGTTAATAATTCCCGTTTCTCGAAAGATTTCTTTCTTGAAATTATTAAATTCTTTTATTGATTCTAAGAAGGCTTTACGTTCATCTTTCGAGTAAGCCATTTCAGATTCTAAAAGATTATTTCTTTTTCTTATTTGTGATATTTTCATGGTCGAACCTTTATATGGTTTTATTTATTCCAGCAACAAGTACCACCGATTTCGCAAAGAATTTCCTGCATTAATCGTTCAGCGTTTGAAATGGATGATTGTCTGTTATATGATTCTTTTAATTGCTTTCCTTCGCGAATTTCCTTGAAATATGCGTTCTGTGAACTTGGATCACTAACGGCATCCCATGTGACTAACTCGAAGTCATCGTCTACTTCTACAAGTTCGTCATATTCATTTAATTCCTTTACTGAACCCATGCCCCGACTTGAAATTCCGGGAACATATCCGGCAGTAATGATTTCTTTAAGGATGTTTCCATTAGGGGTATTCAATATTTCTACGTCACCCAACATATCGTTTCCTTTCCAACGATAATCCAAAATACCCAAACAGGCATTTTTAAGGTTAATTATGGAATTATCGAAATGATCCAATTCTCCAATTACACCTCTACTTTCAATTTTACGGCAATTTTCAAATAATTTTGTAGCTTCACGTTCCAATATACTTCGCCCATAAACCCGTTTATTCTTATTGGGTTTATCGGCTTGTTGGATTTTCATATTCCGAACAATTAACCTTCCATTGTTCTTGGCAGAACTTTCATGTAATTGTTGGGGTTCTACCCTAAATGCTAAGGTTTCAATCAGTAATTTTTTCAATTTATTTTTGCTCCAAGTCTTATTCTTCAAGTAATTTTACAAGATTATCTGCGACGGACTGATAGCCATTCATTCGCAGAAAAAATTCAATTGCACCAATAATATCAGATGCTACCCATTCGCATTTTTGAGCAACCGTTGTTCCAAATTTAAAACCAAGTTTGTCCAAATTACTTCCATCAAATGCTGGTTTTACTCTAAAAATATTAGGAATTTTAGTCAATACACCATTATGATAAAAGTTAGCATCTCTAAGGGCTTCTTCTGTTATCTTTGACAACAGATATAAATATTCTTCTCTGTCAGTTGTGTGTTCATTTGTCCATTTATCCAATAAAGACTTCACCGTTTTGTTTTGTTGTGGTGTTTCTTTCAATACCGCTTCGCGGATCATTCGTTTAACTTTTTGGATATTTATCATAGGTAGTTTTCCTTCTGTTTTTGGTGTAGCCTTCCAAACGGAAGACCATTTACCGTCAGAATTATATTTGTTTAAAAATTCAAGTGTTCCGTTATCGGACATCAATGCGTCGATGAAATCATTTCGCTTAATCCTACCACTTCCAATTCCTTGCAAAACACTTAATGGGTCTGCTTCATTCATATCTAACCATTGTTTTACAGCAGATTCTCTTGCCCCAGTTTGGTGGGCGATTTCTTTTGCATAATTGGTTTGAACACCTGCTTTTGGTTTTCTTCCGTATTCGTTTATTTTGGATTCGGAGTTAACTGATCCAGATTTTCTTTTAATTTCTGCCCAAACGTCGTATAATGCGGATTTTATAGAACCAAAACGATTCCAATTTTTATTCCCATTAAAGCCTGAACCTGCATTTTCCTTTGTTTCAAAGAAGGAAATAAGTTTGGTTCCCTTTGGAATTCCAAATATTTTTTCAGTAAATTGATTGGCAGTATTAGAGTGATCAACGGCATTATCTAAGAACCAATTAGAAAACATACTTTCATCCCACTTTGATGGTGGTTTGTTATCATATTCGCTAAAACTTTCACCTTTATTTACGACCGTACCCATCCATTTTTTCAAATATGGATAGTTTAATTTCATTTTATTCATTACCAAGTAACCTCAACGATTTTATTTGTAAGTCTATTTAATCTTTCTTTTATTTTTACAAACGACCTTGCGGTTCCTTTCCAGAATACAGATTCATCTTGACCTGTTTCTATCTTTAACCTTGCCGCGTGATTGACCATTTGTTCCACTTCTCTTAACTTCTTATTGATTTCAAGGATACTGTTATTTATCTTTTGTTTTTCGTTTTTGGTATCGTCTTTTTTGAAATCTTTGTAATTAAGTTCAGCGATTGTTTCTTGCATTTTTTTGAAGAACCGCTCAGTAGCTTCTA